TTCGTTCGCTCATTGATACCTCGGCCAAGCAAAACCTCATCAAATATAGTCGGGAAGAATTCCTCGATAATGTGGCCGGCCTTTACGGCGAGTTAGTTTTGCGCTTGGATGCAAGCCCGGCTAAAACCGTTTTGCGCTTTGCCCTGACTGGTGGCCCAATTGGGATCCCGGCGATTATCCCGCAAGGGACCGAGGTGGCCGGTGCTGCGCAATTGATCTTTACCACTGACACCCCAGCGGTAATTGATCCCGGCGGGCTCTCGGTTGATGTGAACGCCACTTGTACGGAAAAGGGCAAGGTTGGGAACGGATTTACCCCTGGTCAACTCAGCCAAATCAATGCCTGGTCGGAACCCTACGCCATGAGCGTAGTCAACCTCGAGACGACCGAAGGTGGCGCCGATGTGGAAGCCGATCCTTCTTTGCGGTTTCGCACTTGGCTAGCGCCGGAAAGCCAAAATACTTGCGGGTGCGAGGAAGGCTATATTTTTTGGGCTAGGCGAGCTTCGCCGGCCATCATCGATGTAGCGATCTGGTCGGCTCCGGCCATTGCCGGCGAGGTTTGGGTTTATCCACTGATGGAAGGGGGTCGGTTACCGACTCAAGCCGAAATGGATTTGGTCTACGATAGTGTGTCGGCCGATCTGCGCCGACCGGTCAGCGATTACGTCACGGTGAAATTGCCCGAAATAATCGAGTACGATTTTGATGTGAGTTTTTGGATCTACCGCACCAATGAAATCAGTGCACCGCAAATCCGAATCGCGGTCGAAGCGGCAATGAACGAATGGATTTTGTGGACTCGCTCAAAAATTGGGCGCGATATCATGCCATCTCATCTTACTCGGTTTTTGATGGTGCCGGGCGTCAAACGAATCCGGATCAATGGAACTCCGCTGGGAACCGCTCCGGCTTACACTGCTTTGGTTCGATATGAGCTCGGCATTTTGCGGGTCGGCACCGATCCGTTTTTAATCTTTGAGGGTTTTGAGGATGACTGAGGTCGATCAAGTCGATTTGGTTAGTAATTTGCCAGAATGGATGGGCGAAGATCCCACCATTATTGCGCTCTCGTTTGCCATGGATCGGCAATATAAGGAAGTGATCGAAGCGATCCCTGAATGCATCATCATTCCGGTCATTCAAGAGTTGACCAACTCGGATTTGATCGATCACTTGGCCTATCAATTCCACGTCGATTTCTATGATCCGACTGACACGATCGAACGCCGGCGTGAACTCGTGCATAATTCGATTGTCTGGCACCGGAAAAAGGGAACTCTCGGCCTAGTGCAAGAGGTCTTAGATTATTGGTATCCAGGCGGCGCTACGGTCGAAGAGTGGTTTCATTATAAGATCCCGTTCCCGCCCAATTACCCGGATGTCAGTGATCCCAATAACAATTGGCATCACCGGTATGTATTCCGGATTCTGGTTGATCAAGCAGTGATTTCGTCGGCCGATGAAGCGCGAGCCCTCGAGATCATTGACCGGTATAAACCGATCAGCCGGTGGCCGGAAGCGGTCTTGCGAGCCCGGGTCGGCCCGGCCGATATCTATTGGGCTGGTGGAACAGCAGTTTGGCATTACACAACCAGTGAAGCGGCAATTAACTTTCCATGAGCATTGCTTTACAACACCTCACCGATGCCGGTCGTTCAATGCTTGGCCGCGCCAATAACGGCGAGCAACTTAATATTTCGATGATCGTAATCGGAGCTGGGGCCGCGACCGCGCCAACCGATCTTTATCCGCTAACGGCTTTGATTGATCACCGTTACGATGTGCCGATCATCGCCAAGATCGATCAAGGTAACGGGCTCCTGATCATCGACGGCACAATCAATTCGAGTTCAATGCCACCCGGTGGTGGGTTCCCTTTGCGCGAGGTCGGGGTAATGGCCGAGATCGCCGGTGAAACTCCACAGCTTTATTGTGTCGCTAATGCATTTGCTGAAACCCCGGATAATATCCCGGGCCCGGAACAACCGGCCGCAGTTCATGCTTTCAAAATCAAGGTGCAAATCGATCGGGCGACTAATGTCACGATCACTCTCGGCACGAGCCAAGATATTCTCGGCCAAAACTATGGTCCGGATTCGATTGGGCCAGGTGTCTTTGATCAGAAGATCGGCAACACGCTTTGGTATCGGCGCTTAGTTGAAGGGATAGGAATCGAGTTAACGGAAGAGGCAGAAACGATCACGATTGGGCAAAAAACTCTGAAGTTAGATTTAGATCTCTATGTACCCGAGAACCACCCGGATGCGCCTTCTCCAAATGTAGTTTTTCCGACCATTGACGCCGCAATCGATTTTTTAAGACAGTATACGATTCCATCGGATCGACTCGCTACTATTCACGTAGCTGGCGGCGTCTATAATCTAACCGCGACAATTGAACTCAATCACCCTAATGCACAACAGATTCGGATGACCGGTGCGGATCAACAAAGTGTTAACATTAGTTTTATTGCTCCGGGAATCGGTCCGAATATTATTGATGTTACCGTCGACAGTGTAGTCGGGCTTACTATCGGTCATCCAATTTACCTATTCGGTTCGAACGCTGACAGCAATATGCAAAATGTGCATAAAGGTGGCCATACCATTTCCGGTATTGCGGGTAATATTGTTAGTGTCCAATTAAGTATAGCTTCCATTTTTACCGCTTTCCCGGCTGAGGCTATAACCAATGCGCGATTATATTGGAATCCCACGGTTCTAAGGAGCACAGCCAATCCGACAATTGATTTGAGTAATGGCATCCGAGATTTAGAGAATTTCAGTATCCAAATTCAAGTGGCTAATCTGGATGGTATTGTAATTGCTGGTAATAGCCGATTAACCTCAATATTGGTCAGTGATGGGAGATATGGTTTTTTGCTAGTTGGGGGGAACATATCCGGGGGGATGTGTGCGGCCTTTGGTAATAATAGCGGATTTATTATCGGGGGTAGCGCGGCTCTTGCCTCGCATGGACATTTTTTCGCTAATGGTAATGTCCTCCGTGGATATTGGGCGAGTGAAGGCTCTGTTAGTATCGGGGAAATAAATGCCGAAATTTATGCACAAGGTAATGGCGAAGTCGGTATTTTAGCCGATCAGAACAGTTCGGTTGGCCTACAAAACGTGAGGGCTCATTTAAATGCTGTTGGTGGTTCTGCTAGTGCGAGAGGCTTTCTTCGATTTGGTAGTGTACCTACTTTAGCCGTAATGTTTAGTTCGAATACGCGATTTGATTTACAGGCAATTGCTGCGGCCACTATTATTGGTTTCTTAAATGGGGGACAGGCCAACACCCTTGATCCGCCCAATAATACTGTTGGCAATCAGAATTCGTATATTTCGGTGGGAGGGGTGGCTGAATTCGAGACGTTGCCCGTATCCTTACCAGTTTAAAAAAAGGAAACTATTATGCCTGTTACTATTACTGAAATTCAAACCGCACTGAATGCGGTTCCCTTTGTTCCATTCATCGTGGCAACGCCGGGCGATTCTTATTTGATCTTTGATGCGGTTGCCAATATCCGGATTGCCGGTGATTCCATCAGTTTCGCGAGCTATGATATGACTCGCGCCGCGGATCCGGCTGCGGTCACAGTCAAGCGCGTTCATTTTTTTAATCGGCCACCAATTATCGGGCCGAATGGTGACGCCAAAACCTTTCAGACCCTAGTGCATCAGGCTGAGCTCTATGAGCGAATCGTTTTGCTCGATCCGATGGCGGCTGATCTTTTGCGGCTTCTGAACGCTCGGCCGTTTTTCCCCTTCATTGTGCATTACGTCGATGGCCAAGGCGGCGATCAAGCACCGCTGATTTTGGATCCGGAAATTTGCCAAGTTGATTTTCTTTTTGGCGTTCCGCCCGAACCAAGATTATGGCCGGGCTTGGGTGATGACACCGGCAAATTTGCCGATGCAATCAGATCGTTGCCGCTTTCGCAAATTGATTCCCTCGAGGAAACCGGCGGAGGTGGGGGTGGTGGGCCGCCACCGGTTGAAACTGATCCGTTGGCGGTTCATCGGGCCGGTACCAATGCCCAGCGGACGATGACCGCGCCCTTGTTTCTGAGCGGCTTGCCGACCCTGAACCCGCATGCGGCCAGTAAAGAGTATGTTGACTCGCTCCTTACCGGGCCGACCCCTACGCTGGTCGGGACCATTAACGGGACCACCGGCGATTGCGTCTTTACGACCGAGTCCGGACTGACCAACGGACCATTACCAGACCCAGCGGCAGCCAACCGCGGATTTTACGTGCTGGCTATTATCGCAGGCCAAGGTCTGGTGGTGGGTGACTGGGTAATCTCGGATGGCACGGCTTGGATTCTGATCGCGGTCGGCGGCCAGGGAGGGCTAAATGAAGCGCCGATTGATGGAGAGATGTACGGGCGGCAGGACGCGCGTTGGGAAATTGTTCCACCCGGGATTCCCCGCGGTGGCGCAGCAACGATGATTTTGTCGAAGCTCGATGCAACCGATTTCAATACGGCATGGGTTGGCCCGCCAATCGGTGTGCCGGCTGGTGGCACAATTGACCAAGTGCTCGGCAAAACTGCCATCGGCAATTATCAGATCGGCTGGCGGTCGAGCGGGGTGCCGCGGGGAGGAACGACTGGCCAAGTATTAGCGAAATCCGGAATTGGCGATTTTACTACCGAATGGATTCCGCCAGCAGCCGGCGGTGGGGTCGAAGAAGCACCGCCTGGTGCGCTTTACGGCCGCCAGGATGGTGCTTGGGAAATTGTGCCGCCAAACCTAGTGCCGATCGGTCCCTTGCCACCAGCAACACCGGAACCGGGTCAACTCTGGTGGCGCAATGATCCTGATGGCAATCTCTTTATCCGTTACGATGACGGCACCACAGTGCAATGGGTGCCGGCTTCGCCAGCAGGTGCGGGGGGCGGATTACCGCCAGGTGGGGCCATTGATCAAGTGCTTGGCAAGATCGATGCAACCGATAGTAATGCCAACTGGCGTCCGAGCGGGGTGCCACGCGGTGGAGCAACCGGCGAAGTATTAGCGAAATCCGCGGTTGCTGATTTTGCGACCGAATGGATTCCGCCAGTAGCTACTCCACCGTTTGATGATACTCATTTGTTAGCTCTCGATGGTAGTCGTCCTATGACTGGAGTGTTAGAGTTAGCTCCGATCGATGCAGTTGGTCCTAATGATGCCGTTCGCAGACGTTATGTTGATACGTTAGTTACTGGTAGTCCTATTCTGATAGGTGCTATCAATGGTACTACTGGAGATTGCCAATACTCAACTGCTAGTGGTTTTACCAACGGTCCTTTGATTGCTGCTAACCTAACTCAACCGGGATATCATGTGATATGTTTTGAGGGAGGAACTATTCCGGGAGGTCCGGCTAATGGTGTTAGTATGATCCCGGGAGATTGGCTAATCTCCGATGGGGTAGCATGGTTACTTATACAGTTAGGTAATCCTGGTGGTGCTGTTGCGGCTAGTCAAGTTGCCCTATTACCTAACGTTGCTGGGGCTGATAATGTGCAAACCGGAATGCAAAACCTACAAGCGCAAAAGATAGCTGATGGCGGACCACTAACTCAAAGGATGCGTTGGAACATACCAGCCGGCGCGAGTTTTCAATATAGAGGAATTGATTTCTGGGGAAATGGAGGAGCTAATTTTGCTGGTGTCTTAGATTTTGGCTTTGATACGGCACAGAACATGTCTGCCTTCCGAGTTCAGGTGCTCGCTGGCGGGCAAGGAGTACAATATCCATTTCGTACTACTACAGGAGGTAATGCAGGTGTGTATGTCGAATATGATTGTAGTGCTAGGTCATTTACCCAACGGACTATTGCTGCTGATGCCGAAAGAATAGGCCGAAGAGCCGGAGAAGAAGTAAAATTAATGGATTTGATCGGAGAACTATTTGATCGAGTTAAACTTTTAGAATCTCAATTAGAAGCCAGATAAATTGGCCAAACCCGCACCGGAAGAAGAGGAAGCGATCTTATGACTGATGAGGAAAAGCCGAAAAATATCCTGATTAGTTTACTCGAGGGTGGTGATCAATCGGTCAAGCTGATCACCTTGGGCCTAGTTCTGGTGACCGGTGGCGGCAATTTCTTTGCCACTAAGCAAGCCTCTAAGGAAACCGATCGGGAATTAGATCGAGCGATCCAAGAAGTTCACCAGTTACATTCTGTTATGAATGAGACGGTGGATCGCCAAAAAGATATGAAGAATATGATCGAACAATATTTGAAGGACAAAAAACAGAATGGCAATTGATTTTGTCCCCTTCGATCCCGGGCTCGTTTCTTTTATTCGCAGGATTCTATCGGTAGCGGAAACCGGCAAAGCCGAATGGAACCCGAGCTCCGTCTACATCTATGCCGATGACAACCGGTATAACCCGGCCCGTAAACAGGTCACGCTTTCCATCGGCTTCACCGAAAACGGTAATCTGAAAAAGGTTCTCGAACGTTACATCATCAAAGGCGGGAAATTAATGGCTTCTTTTGCCGGTTATCTGCCAACTCTCGGAAGTCCACCGAGCCGAGCCGGTGATGAGAAATTCATCGGTTTACTCAAAGAGGCCGGCAAAGAAACGGTGATGGTCGAAGCCCAAATGGAATGTTTCGAAGAGTTCTATCTCGGGCCAGCGTTCAAATGGGCCAAACAAAACGGGTTCGCATTGCCGCTTTCTTACCTCGTGATTGCCGACTCCTTTCTGCATTCCGGTTCGATGCTCGGGTTTTTGATGAGTTCCTTTCCCGAAAAGAAACCGGCCGCCGGCGGTGACGAGAAAGTTTGGATCCGCGATTATCTGGCCGCCCGTAAAAAATGGCTCGCCGGACATAGCAACAAGATTTTGCAGGGTACAGTCTACCGAGCCAATTGTTTTATTGCCGAACTCACCCGCGATAATTGGATGTTGGCCACTTCTCCGATCAACATGCACGGGACCAATGTGGCTTACGCCTAGAGAAACCCTTTTGTTAGTTAGCCGAAAAATAGAGACAAAACACGAAATGCGCGGAAAAAAGTTAGTCAAAGTTGAATTAACCTATTGGACCCATTTATCCCTCCCCGGAGATGGTTCGGGTTCGCCTGATCATAGTTTGCCGGTCGAAGAAGAGGATCAAACTCCTCCGTGGGGAATGGAGGAAGGTGCACCGGGCCATCTACCGAGTCGACCGAGTAAGGAACAGGTTCTCGAGATATTGAAGGAATACGAGGACCAGATCAAGGAAAAGATCGACGAGATTAAGCAGGCGGTAGCCGATCGAATTCCCGGCATCAAAGAAAAGCTGGAAGCGATCAAAGCGGAAGTGGCCGCTAAAATTGAGGAAATTAAGAATCGGCCACTTGATCCGGGTTATGGGGTTGGGGAAGGTGGCGCACCGGGCCAGGGGTTGCCCAATAAATTGGCAGCATTAAAAGAAGCCATCGTTGCCAAATTGGATCAGATCAGGCAAGAAGTTGCGGATCGAATTCCTGGGGTGAAAGAAAAGATCGATGCGCTCAAGGCTGAGTTAGAAACGCTCAAACAAGAGTTGATTGATCGAGTGACCGGTAGCGATTGCGCTCAACGGATCGCCGAAATCAAGGCTCAAGTAAGAGCCAAGATTGATGCCCTGAAAGAAGAGTTGGCTAGTCGCGGCCCGGAAGTTGCCGCAAAGATTGAACAACTCAAAGCGGCTTTAGTTGCTAAGATCGAATCGATCAAAGTGGATCCGGGCTATGGAGTGCCCGAGGGGGGAGTAGCCCAACCGAAGCGTAGACGATAAAGTTTTGTTGGCGGAACGACACCCGGCTAGTCACTATGTGCTCAAGTGCTAGCCGGGTTTTATTTGAGTTCGGTTTTGAGTCTCTCGATTAAGTCGAGATTAGTTTCCATTCGGCGAATGAGCGCGGCCACTTGCGCATCGATATCTCTTTTTCGAAAGAGAACATAGGGCCGACGTTCAACCTCGCGATGCATATCGCACCAAGCTCTTTCCATGGTCGCCGCGCCATACATAGCGCCGGCCCGGAAGGCCTCTTCCAAGCGCAAGATTTCAGTCGAGCTCAACATAGAGGCCAAGGGGAACGGTATGATAGCGGGCACCCAATCAAAATCGATCCTGGGGCATTCTAGGAAGCTTTCTTTATTCGTTTGCTTCTTTGACTTTGACCAGTGCATCCCGGTAGCCTTCCCAATAAGCCAGATTGAACGCCCGGGAAGTTTTCAAGTGGACCGTTCGGCCCACGTCTTGTTTGACTTCTCGGGTCCATTTTTCCAAAGTCTTTTCCGCCTCTCTCAGCCGATCCGATAAATTGTTCATTTCAGTTTTACCTTGGGGTCGAAGTGGTCTTTTATCGGATCCGGAAACGCACATTCTCTCCAAGTCCCGGGCTCACAATAATGGTTAGCGCTCTCACAGATGGCTTGCGCCTCCTCTTGACTGTAGCGGCCAGCGGCGGCGAGGCTCTCGGTATAACCCCATCGGGCTGGAGCCCACCAGGCAGCGTGCTCCTCGCTCCAGATGACCCAATCCGATAAATTGTTCATTGCAGTTTCACTTTGATTACTCTCAGAATTCCGAATCGAACGATGTAGGTCAAGTTCCGGGGTGGAATCGGCAATTTCGCAACGATCTCCTTTTGCAGCTCTTTGGTCATTGGTTGACCGAGATACGGCGCCAAGAGTTGGTAAATGTATTCATCATTGGATTCCATGATTCATTTCTGCTTGTTCAAAAAAATCTGAATTTTGCTTCGGGAACCGGCATCGGGTTTGTATTTGCCATGAAGCCAATGCATCACGGTTGCCGGATGAACCTTGAGAGCTTGGCCAATTTCCCAATTCGCCAAATATTTTTTATCTTTTATGGCTTTCAATTGTTCAATCAAGTTGGGTGATGTGTGAATAATAGGTTTAGGTCGTAGGCGCTTCATTTTTCAAAACAAACGCATTGCATTTTCAGGGCTGGTTGGAAAGGCAATTCTGAGCTAGAATCGGCCGATTCCGTTATATTCTGCCGTTACGAAACCGTTACAGATTACATGATTGCAAGCCTCAAGTATTCATTATCAACGAGTTACGAGAATTGCGCAAACGCCCTTTGGAGGCGCTTTTGATGGTTCGAATCCATCCGCGGTAGTTCCCTCGAGAATCAAGTCTAGAAGCTAATCTCAGAGGAGAGGCTCTTTAGTTCTTTGAGGCTATAGTTAATCTTCGTCCGGCTCGGTACAGCTTGCTAAAGCCAAATTTTCTGCTACAAATCCAGTTACGCAAGCGCCCTTGCACCGTTACAAATGAAAGCAAAACACTATCCGGCCCGTAATTGTTATCGGGTATTCGTCCCTCGCCGCTACAGCGAAAACGGGAGAGAAATCGCCAAATATTTCAAAACCAAGGAACTAGCCGAGGAATGGATTCGGGGACTTTTGCGGCCGACTACGGACCAACAACGAGCCAAACTCAATCAGGATCTTTTGGCTGAATATTACCCAGTTTGCCTCTCTGCTCAAAAACGCGGACTTTCCGGCGAACAACTTTTTGAAGCTCTCAATTATTACGTCAAAACCGTTTTGAGTGTGACGAAAAAAGCGCGTCTTCTCGAAGCCGCCGAGCTCTGGATTGAAACTTTAGAACATGAGGAAAAAAATCCTCGAACGATCATGGATTATCGCCGGCATGTTAAAGAGCTTTGCGATATTCATGGTGCTCTTCAATGCATTGAATTTACAAGCGAACAATTGCGAACTTATTTGCGAGCAATGCCACCGGGAACCACTCGACAAACCAAGCGCAAAAATCTTCGTGTTTTCATGACTTGGCTGAAGGAATCAGGTTATACGGCAACCCATCTGATGGAAAACATTCCGGCAATGGATAGTTGGGGAGCGAAGACAGAAATTTTATCAATTGAGGATTATCGCCGGATTCTTTCGGTTTGTGGCAGTTGCGAACCAATCGCAAAATTTGCTGATCGCGATGCCTTAGAAGAAGATAAAAAAATTACCGAACGTTACAAAGGATTGCTCGCATTTTATGTTTTGGGCGGTCTGGCTGGAATCCGGCGTTGTGAGATGATTTCTTCATATAAAAATGATCCAACGATCGAATGGGCAGATATTCTTTGGCGTGAAAAATTGATTATCATTCGCGACGATGTTGCGAAGCAAACCAATAAAGAAAACCGGAAACGCTATATTCCATTAGAACCGGCTGCTTTTGAATGGTTGTTCATGGTTCAAAAAAAATCAGGTCCGATTATCGAGATTTCGCAAACTCAATTCCAACGGCTCAATGGTGAACTTTTGGACAAGCTCGGAATCGAGGTACCCGATAATGGACTTCGGAATTCTTATGCGAGTTATGGCCAAAGCTGCCGATCACCGGGCGACGTTGCCAAGGCAATGGGGGATCTCGAATCAACGATACGGCGCTATTACGTCCAAACTTTGAAGCCGGATGCGGGGCAGGAATGGTTTAACAGTGTGCCTTATGGTCCTTTGATTCCGGCCGCGGGCAAGATCCTACAAATCGAGGCAGCATGATAAACAACGAACAGACAAGACAACTTTGTTTAGCAATATTGGAAATGGATAATGGCCAAACTCCAACCGGCGAACTCGCTAATAAGGCAGCGAAGCAATTAGGAATTACGCTCGAAGCTGAAGACCGAGCGCTACTGCTCTATGACTTTTTCGCTGAATATTACCCACCGAGCGATTGAAGCGGCCTAACCCTTCTTTTTCCCTTTTGGGCGCCCGCGTTTGGTTGGCGCCTTTTTTATTTCGACATCTGGCCGCGGCACAAAGCGGATCGGCCAATCCGGGTATTCGCCGCTTTCGACTTGTTTAATAAATTGGAGGGCAACCGCCCGCAAGAATTGCGGGCGGTTAGCGTAACCTCGATCTCTGAGAGCTCGGTCAAATCGTTCTCTTTCTTCAGGGGTCATTTGAAAGCCACCAACATTTTGACCGGGCATGTTGGGTTTATATTTACTAGAACGCGCTTTCATTGCCCTAGTGAAGAATTCTGAAATGTTGCATTGCAACAATTGCGTGACAACACCGTGTTTTGCACTTGGTTTGCACGATTTGTGCTTTCCAGAAATTTTATCTGCTCTAAATGAAATTGCTTGAATTTTGCCCGATTCGTTCTTTATCGTCTCGGTGATTTTTCCCCCATCCGAAGGTGTTCGGCCCATTCGCTCGAATGGTACGGGCTACCGATTAAACGGGTCGAGATCTCCGCCTGTGAGGATCAATCCCTAACCATTGGTTTTTTATGAATATGGCTTTCTCGGGTAATCTCCAAATTCCAATCGGTTTCGCGATTTTGAGGATTCCGCCTTAACTAAAAAAATGACCGGCTGAAGGTAGCTTTCTCAGAATCACCTTTCAGCCGATCTTACAAGTTTTCCCTTAGCTTGCAGCAAACCAGTGCATCACAGGAAGTGATGTTTTGTCTGACGTTTGCACTATTAGCGAGACTGTTTTGAAATCGCAAGTGCAAATGTAATTTTCTTCCCCGTTCAGGTTTTCCCCTGAACTTTTAATAAACTAAAACATTACACCTCTCTAGGGGATCTCTTTCGAATGGATGCTTTCGAAAGGCTATTAGCTTTAGCCACGGCTGAAGATAAGAAAAAAGCGCGAAGCTTTCTTAAGCCTGGCCGGCTCGCTCGACTCTTAGCATTTGCTCTCAGTGATGATGCTTCCGATCTCGAATTGAAAAAGATCGCCGATTTTTTTGGGGTCAAAGAAGACACGGTCCGCGATTGGTTCGAAAAGGAAAAAGCCAAAGGCCGATTTCGTCCAAAACGACCCTGAATTCGTCCAAAGTTACACTGGCCTTTGTCCAAAATTGGGGGGTAGCCCTTCCCAAATCGAAAAACCCTCTATGATAAATGAACTGGCCGCACTAGGCCGGATTCAAATCATGAGCGGTTCCCTATTCAGCACATTAGACCGATCCCGCACGGTCTGGATAAGTGAAGCGGCCGACGCTATCGGCGTCACCCCGCAAACCCTGCAACGCTGGGCTCGCAAAGGATACCTATCCGGGATCGCCTTCAAAACTCCGGGCCCAAAAGGGCTTTGGAAATTCAAACGAGCAGAGCTCGAAACCTGGTATAAAACTCGAACCCGATAATGAAAAAAATCGATAGAGCATTAATTGATAGTTGTACCGATCAGTTCAGAAAGCTCCTGGAACATAACTGGTCTGATATCTCTTCCATGCGCGAAGACAATGATAGTGAACGGGTGCGGATCTTGGCCCGAGCCCTGATCAATTATCAAGGGGAAGTTAACAACGTCAAAGTGACGATTAGCTTTGGGGTTCGGCAAACCGAATCGAGCGAGGAAAAGATCAATCTCGACCAACTCAAGCTCGAGCTAGACGGCGACGGCGAACCGAATAAGCCGAAGCGGACCAGGCGCACGAAGGAACTCGAACCGGTCGAATAACGATGGGGCTCGATCCGCTAGAATTAGGTGATTCGGTAATCTCAAAAATTGCCGATCCGAAAGAAAAGAAGCGGCTCGGCAAAGCCGGGCTCACGATGGAAGAGCGAACGGCTAAACGGCAAGAAGATGACGAAAAGAAATTGCGCGATCAAATAGAAGGCTTTTGCATGCGCAATAAAATTGATGCCGATGGCGGTGATGATCATCGACGCTCGCGGCTTCGAACCGGCCGGCCCGATCTCGTATTAACTCGGAACAATCGATCTCTCTGGGTTGAATTTAAGGTCCGCAACAACAAACTTAGCCCGGCCCAATACGAGCATATTGCTTGGCTCAGGGAATGCGGCAACGAAACGATCATTATTGAGGATTATGCCGATGGAATTCACCGAATAAGTGCCTGGTTTGAAATATCATGAATGAGATTTTGATTTTTCTTTGTGGGATCGAAGCGGTCTTAATTACCATTCTGCTTGTTTTGGTAGTTTATGGTTGGCCACGCAAAGCACCGCCGAAAATTGTGCCGGTTCGGGATGGTAACGCCCGACCTTTTCAAGAACGAGTTTAACCCTGTCTCCCCCTGTCGGTGTCTCTTGTAAAGTGAGTAAACTTTAGAAAGGAGGGCTCGCGCTTTGTTAGTTGTGGTTTAGGCGAGCCCGATAGGGGGAGAATCCTTTATGCAAACTTTAATCGATCAATGGGTGGCCCGCGCAATTTATCCGGCCGGTTGCCAGTGTTGCGCGGTAATCCCGATTAAGGGCCCGGAAGTGAATCACTGGATTCGCGCAATCAAACAAGAGCGCAAATTTGCGGCCAGTTTCCAACAGTTAAAAACTGATGCGGATTACCGCTTAGTGGCAATCGGTTCAACCGCGGTTGGCAACTCCATTATTCGCTATTGTGTGTTAGCGGCTCAAGGCCAGCAACCAGGCAAGATCAATGCCCACGCTTTTCTCATCATCTGTAAAACCGGGCATGAAGGATGCAGCGAAAATTTAACCAAAGGAATTTTGCAAGAAGCAATTCCGAATAAATTTCAACTCGATTTTAGTGAACTGTTCTCATGACTACACAAATTAGCGATCTAGTTTCGGCCGGCCCATTAGCCGGCGCACTGCGAGCCGTGATCTATGGGCCGGAAGGAGTCGGCAAAACCACCTTGGCCAGTCTGTTTCCGCAAGCGGTGATTCTCGATTTAGAAGGAAGTAGCGACACTTACGATTTAAACCGAATCGAGGTTAACACACTCCAGCAATATCATGAGGTAATTGATCGACTCATTCATGAGGGTCATCCCTTTCAAACCATGGCCATCGATTCAATTTCAAAGTTGGAAAGCTGGCTCGAGGATAAGATTTGCACCGATAAGAAGAAAGCCAGGATTGCGGATTTCGGCTGGGGTGATGGTTACACTCTGGTCAGGGAGGAATTTGAAGACGAGCTTTCGGTCCTAGATGAACTAATCCGCAAAGGGCTCAATGTCATTTTGCTCGGTCACTCGATTGTGAAACGGAAACAACCGCCGGAACTCTCCGAGGGATTCGATCGCTATGAACTCGGGATTGCGGAGAAAGCGGCCGCGGTGGTTAAACGCTGGGCCAAAGTCGTTCTGTTTTTGAGTTACCGGACCACGGTTAGCACCAACGACCAAAAAAAGACCTTTGGAATCGGCGGCGAAAAACGAATTATTTGCACTCGGCACACCGCGGCCTTTGACGCCAAAAACCGGCATGATCTCGAAGCCGAGATCCCGTTTGAAAACAAAACCGAATTGCCGGCCGGCCTAGCGCCGTTGTTCACCCTTACGCCGGCCCTGATTAGCCCGGCGCTGTTCGAAAAATTCTCCGAGCTCACCGCCGGCATTCAGCCGGAAGTGCTCAAAGCCTTTCTCATACACCGGGGGGAACTCGGCCGGGATGCCGAACTCCCCTCTTTACGGCCGTTTTTCTTGGAACGAGTGATAGCCGAGCCGGAACGGTTCGCCCAAGTGGTGGAAGATTGGGCCCGAGAACAGGCCGCCGAGGCTGCTAAATCCGCCCAGGAAGAACCCAAGGAACCGGTCGCGGCATGACTACGGTCAAGCTGCCAAGGGCTACGCTCCGGCCCTCTAACCTCGATAAACTGGCTCTTTGTAGTTGGTTCAAGGGGAAGCCGATTGGCCCACCAGCTAAACGGGGTGGGTCGATCGATAGTCTCCTTCGAGCTTATTTCGCCGGCGATGATGTGGTAGTCCCGAAGGAATGGCGGTTACCGTTCGAGTATGCGATCCGGGAAACCCGGGACCGGGCCCGTGGCCACAAGATTTTAACCGGTCGCAAGGCTTGTTCGATCCTGGTTCCGGATTTTCCCAACCCGGCCGAATGCGATGCGATTATCCCGGACCAACTCACTTCGATCGATTGGAAGAGCGGCCAAGAATGGGATTATTTTTTGCAGATGGCGGCCTATGCCCTCGGCCAGATGGAAGCCGGGTTTGCGGTTTCTTGGACCGCGGTTCTTATCTACTACGATGCACAACGATTGGTTTGGTATCGGTTCACACTCGAGGAAGCCCGGAAAATAATTGCGGACGAAAAAGCTCGTTATGATTTCCCGGCGTTCCCGACTCCCAACCAGTTTTGCAAATGGTGCGCCAATTTTGACGATTGCCCGGCTCAACGGGCTTTGGCCGGCTACAGTTTAAAGGTGCCGGCGGGCGCGCTCGATTTTCAGAAAGTAAAAGAGAGCCCGGATTTGCTTGGGCCCTTCATTGCCGGCTGCAAAGCAATCCGGGAACGGTACGAACCGGAAGCCCGTGCGGCTGCGGTGGAACATTTGTTGCATGAGCGCAAGGTTGCCGGGCTCCGTCTGATGCCAGGCCGCAAAAATTACTATGTCGAACCCGGTGCCTTGATCCTTGCGGCGAAGAGTTATGTGGATAATCCGGAAGCGATCCGGGACGGGCTCGAGCATATCATTCACGCGGCCGGGCCGATCTCTAAAGATGCCTACGAAAAGCTTTGCGGTGAGCTCGGGGTTACACCGGAACCAAGCGCAATCAAACAAAGCCCGGGCGCACCCTTTGTGCAGATAGCAAATCGGAAAAAGAGAGAATGAATTACCGGTATTGCAAAACTTGCGGCGGATCATTCGAACGAAGTCCGAAAAGCGGCCGAAACCAAATCTATTGTTCGTCCGAATGTCGGCCAATTCGTCCTTCCACTTATGTTCGCAAATATACAGTTTGCCAAACTTGTGGTGGGCCACTTATCGATGGCAAACGTTATTGTTCCGTGAAATGTCGGCCGACTAACAACCGGTTACCTTGTTCAGAATGCGGTGGGCCAACTACCGATAGTCGAGTTAATCAGCTTTGTATTCATTGTTCGATCAAACACACTAACCGCTTGCGGCATGAGCGCAGTGTTGCCCGACGTCTTGGACCGCATCAATGTTGGAGTTGCAAACTGATTAAACCACCCGAGGAATTTAAAAAAGATCCGAGAGATTCATTGCCGGCTTATTTATGTAAAGCCTGCCAACGTGAGAATTTTTTCAAAATAAGAGCACTTTTTAATAGTAAACGGCGATTACCAGCAAAACGTGAATTCTCTCGTCATCCTTGTTCAATCTGCGCTGGTCCGGTCCGTTTACCGCGGCGTAATTTTTGCGAGAATTGTTCAAGGCAATTGGGCAAACATACATCAGCAGATGATTTGCGCCGGGCCCAATTGCAAGCCGAATTTGAAAGGCAATTGAAAGATCAGATACCGAAATTATTCGATTTAGTTATGCGTCTGTTTGAGCCCAAAATTCTTTTGCCGAAAGGAGATCAATCAAACCGAAAACGTCATGGAATTTTGCGGTGTAAGATTCAATGTGGGTACAAGGAAGCTCGCCAACTCTATAAAGGCATCGATGAGCGAGCCAATGATAACATTCCGGTCACGCCTGATTTCGAATTTCGCTCAGCGAATATCAATTGGCCTCTGCTCTTTGCTTACGTTCTTTATTTAGAAAACAATAAATTGATTGCCATCATTCAAGGCAAACGCAAAGCAGGTTGCAAGATTGATTGGCTACTCCGAAATGAACTCAGAAAATACCAAAATCGATACAATCGAAAAAATATTCATGAGAATTTTACTCATTGAGCATGATGTCAAAAACAGACGAATTACTCTCGAACAAGCATTAGCACAAAACCGAGAATTAAAAGCAATCCTACAACAGTTAAAACAGAGAATAGAACTATTATGAATATCGACGACTTGATTGATAAACTTGCCAGCGTTGGCGAAAATTTATTGGATGGCAAAGTTGATGTAAAAGTTGCTAGTGAATTCAATAATACCGCCGGGAAAATGCTCAAAGCGGCTGCTTTACAAATGCAATTTTTGGTAATCGAGCAGCAAATTGGAACCCAAACCAACCGAATTCGTTTCATGCAACCGCGACTACTGGAAGCAACGACTGAACTCCATTCACGGAATCAGAAATCGGAAAAAGTTACTAAGAGTTAGAGAAATTAAGTTATGCCAACCACACGCGCAACTGACAAAAGCGGTTTTGAACCGTTACCGGATGGTGACTATTCATTCACCATTGTTTACTCGCAATTGGAACGAACCAGCAAAGATGATGATATGATCCGGGTTCGGCTCAAAGAAAAACATACTGGTAAACTGGTCTTTGATCAGTTGGTTTTCAAGGATCACCAACTTTGCCGGAAACATATCACCAACTTTTGGCGCGGGCTCGGGCACCAGGTCAAAGAGAATGAAGATATTGGGTTTGAAGCGAATGAGATCCTTGATCGGGATATCCGGGCCCATATCACTACCCACGAGTACAATGGCGACTTACAAAACGATGTGGCCTGGTACTTGATCCCAGATCCGAAACAATTGTCGGCGGAACCGACACCAGATAAGCGGCCAATCAGGGCCCAACCGTTCTGACAGGAAAATGAGCAATGCCGCAAACCGAAAAAGAGATGAAACTCATTCGGTTGGCTCTCGATCCGGCCGCGCAACCGGGCGAGATCTCTAATGCGGCTATTGCGCTAATCCGAGCCTGGCGAGATCGGGCCGTCAAACCGGAAGAGCTCGAACGCTATGGCGGTTCAAGCAATGGGTCGACGCCAATCATGAGTTATACCCGGCCCGATTACGGGCTTTGCGTTTTCCCGTTTGGCAAAAAATTCAAGGGTCAACAATTTAAAAACATCGATCCTGGCTATCTGCGCTATCAACTCAAATGGATCCGGAGCGATCCCAAAATTTTGCAGAAATTCCAGCAACTAGCTGAGGATATCGAAAATTTTCTCACCCAAACCTAATGAGTCGAGCTCCTTATAATCCAGTGCCGCAAAGTGGCCACCGGTCGGGGTTACGCAACCTCTACAAACTGCGCAACCACCAGGAAACCACGATTGCAGATCTCGAGCAGACCTTGCGCCATGCCAGGCGAGCATTGGAACGGATCAAATCGGAAATCTGGGCACTCGAGGATAAACAGAAATAATTTTATGCCTGCAATTAAAGCTTATTTGTCCGAGCCCGAAAAAGAGAAAGCACCCACCGTGCTCGGGCCGTTCCGGATCGGGTTCGCCATCGATGAATCGAGTTCGATGACTAAACTCCAGAATGTGGTGATTACCGGGTTTAACCAGCTCCTAAACGAGCAAATCAACTTAGGTGACGCCCGAGCCGATACCACCATGGTCACTTTCTCCGGTTCGGTCCGGGTAGTGATCCCAACGACGCAACTAGCCGCTATCGAACCCCTCTCAATTGCCAGTTACCATCCCTGTGGCGGGACTGCGCTCCTTGATGGCATGGGCAAAATCATTTCAGTGGTAGGTGAACGTTTCGACGCCCAACCCGGCCGGGCGATGATTGTGATCTTGACCGATGGAATGGAGAACTCAAGCCGCATCTACTCCATCGAATGGATCAAGCAACTGGTGCGCTATCGCCGGTTACACTGCGGGTGGATCTTTCTCTTTTTGGCGGTGACCGAGGCCGCGGTCAATTACGCGCTCCGGCTCGGGATCCCGCGGGAACATATCGTCCAATTCAGTGCCGATCCGGCCGGCCTTTCCAGTGTGTTAGCCAAACTCACTCAAGGGGTGGCGGCTTACCGGTTGGGCAATAACGATTTCACTCTTTTACTCAAATAAAAGCTCAACGCCAAAAATGATTGATCAAAACGCCCAGGCCAACCGTGCCAACCATCCAAAAAACGAGCTCGGTTTTAAGTTTGGAAAGCCCAAGGTCAAACCGTTCGTTGGTGACGTAGTTTTCTTTGAGACTTTCGTTCAAGCCCTCGGCCAATGCTTCGGCTTGATCCTTGGGCAAGTTGGCCGCTTCCAAACGGCGAGCCAATTTGAGTGTATCAATCATTATTAGAGCACTTTAACACAACTCTTTTCCTCGAGAAAATCATGATCGCCGAAATTAAAACCCGGTTCACGATCCCGAGTTTAGCGGCCGAGCTTTACCCGGATTGGCGCCCGGCAAAGAGTTGCCTATCGCCTTTCCGGCCGGATCGAACCCCAAGTTTTAGCGTTTTCGATGAGGGCCGCCGGTTCCGCGATTTCGCCACCGGCGATTGTGGCGACGTTCTGGACTTTTACGCGAGGGCCAAGGGGATCAGTCCAGAGGAAGCACTAGTCGAGCTCTGGGACCGATTGGGCGCCGGCAATGTGCCACCTAGTGCGGTACATGCGACCAGCCCGAAAGAACGGATTGGACCCTCAAGCGAAAACCCTCTAGCCTTACCCCACCAACTCACTAAGCCCGAGCAAACCCAAGCCCGCATTCTAGCCGAAAATCTCCTGTCGGATCCCAGCCTGATCGATGCCATAGCGGCAACTAGGGGCTGGAAACCGGACACGATCCGCGGCCTGGCGCTCGAGGGTGAGCTCGGGCTCACCGCCGAGGGTGTCCTGGTTTTCATCTACGCTACTGGTTGGAAATTCCGCTGGAAAGATGACGCGGGAAAACGCCAAATCAAATGGGCGCCGGGCGCCCGTAAATGGTTCTGGCGCGGCGCACTTTTGGCAGCGGCAGGAGAGATTTATCTGACCGAAGGCGAAACCGATACGATCAACTTACTCGATGAAGGGCTAGAGGTTGAGGGTCGAAAAGTGGTGGCTCTGCCCGATGCCGGGTTCACCAATATCGAGCCCTGGCTTTTTCTCTTTTCCGGCAAAACGGTGATCTTTTTTGCCGATCCCGATGAACCCGGCCAACAGTGCGCCGGCCGAATTCAAACCTTGCTAGAGGAGGTCACAACCCAATTTTCCATCATTACCTAGAAATTCTTTTTCCATGCAAACTGAAAGCGATCGGATCCGGCGGGAACAAGGTCGGGCCCAAGCCAGTGGCGCAACGCCCCCAAAACAAAGCAGCGCTAAAAATGGAAAAACCGAGGATTTAAGTTGGCTGAAATTTGAATCCGTTGATGATCTACCCGATCAAGATTTACCCGAGATTATTCAAGGATTGCTTCGAGCCAGCGAAAAGCTAGGGATCACCGCCGGCTCGAAAAGTTTCAAAACCTGGCTCTTGCTTTATCTGGCCTATTGTTTGGCCAATGGATTGCCCTTTTTGGATTTTCCAACTAAAGCCGTAAAGGTCGCAATTTTTGATTTTGAGCTTTCTCGGCGAGCGATCAAACGCCGGCTAAAACTCATCCAAAAACAACTTTGCGGCCAAGGCGATTTTTCCAATCTGCGGATTTGTGCCATGCGCGGCAAAACCCGTAAATTCTATAAGAATATCAAGGCGGTGCAAAAACTAGTCATCACCGAAGGGGTTGAGGTAGTGATTATCGATCCGGTTTACAAGTTTCTGCTCGGTAAAGATGAATCAGCCAATGGCCAGGTGGCTGATATGCTCGAAGGGCTCACCGAGTTTTGTATGGAAGCCAATGTGGCCATTGTCTATGTCCATCATCATTCCAAGGGCAACCAGAGCGAACGCGATGCCCAAGATCGCTCAAGCGGTGCCGGCGCCTGGTCCCGCGATCCGGATTGCCTCTTTGATCTGGCGAAACATACCGCTTGGACCGATTCTGATCCGATTTTTACGGCCGAGTTTATTCTCCGCGATTTTCCTGCCGTGCAAAAATTTGTGGTTCGATGGCAATGGCCTTTATTGGTTCGTGATACCACCGGGCTTGATCCGGATGATCTAAAACCGATCAAAAAACCGGGGCGACCAAAGAAAGATTTGGGCGCCGAAATTCTAGCAATCCTTCGAGCTGAGGATTCCAATGGTGGCACTACTGCCAAGATTTTGGCTGATTCAACTCTAGTCACTCACCGCACCATGCAACGCCGGCTGAAAGAATTGTTGCCGGCTAAAATAGTTAAATCGGTGCTGCTTACCGATGGTTATCAGCTTTCGCTCGATGAGCGAAACCGATTCGAAGATTTCAAGAAAAAGAGTGGACCGTGATTTTTGTCGCGAAAAATGATCCAAAATATTTTTACGAAATTACTGATCCCAACCCGTTCCGTAGGCGACAGGAAGGCTGTCGCTAAAACGACAAAAGGCCGCGACCCCTCGCGCCCTGCCTTTTGTCTATTGTTTTATCAACAGCCCTTACCGTCGTCAAGCCTCCTCTTCCTATCGCCTTCCCACGGAATGGGCTAAAACGACAGAAAACCAAAACGACAAAACAGTTTTGTCGCACTGCGCAACCACTAACCACGTCCAATGGGCCGACCACGAAAATATTTATCCGCAGAAGAGCCGAGCCTATAGCCGAGCCTATAGGCAAAACCCAAAATTTAAGGTACGACGAGCGGCTTACGAAAAGGAACGACGCAAACGGCCGGACGTTCAAGAGTATTACCGCAATCGACGGCCAAGCAAAATGCGAATTGGGTTCAGTGGTTCCGCTGATTGGTGCCGATTAAAACACGCTAACCAAAAAACGATTCGGAGAATTATTGCCCTGGAACGTTTTTGGGCCGGTGAAGATTACGAGTTTCCTTATTGTGTTAGTGACCGGGATCTTATTGAGCGACCGGCCCAAGATTTGCGCGAATTTGTCAATGGTGATCCGGTTTTTGTCAGTCTATGCAGCCGTGAAGATTTGAAGGGTTTAGGAGTTTATTACAATTTGGTCGACGAACTTTTGCAAAAAGCCGCCCAACGCAATCGCGAAGTGCAATTGGCTCGGGCCAAAATCCAAAAAGAATGCCAGCGAATACAAGCCGAAAAAGACAAGATCACTACAGCTCGGGATATTCATCAACGTTGGCAAGCCTATTGGGATGAGCGCAATCGGCGCCGGCATGAAACTGAACGTGAAATTTTAGTT